ACAAGCTCGGCACTTGTTTTGAGCTTCGTGTCCTCCCACGGCTCGGCAAGCCATGAGTTCGTAAAATTGTGGAGCAGGTCTGGATCGTCCTTGCTGTCAAGAAACTTCTTCGCAATTTCCGAAAAACGGACAAATGGTGAATACAGGGTATTAAGCCAATATGCGACCTTTCGTGCCGTTTTTGCTTTCGATCTGACGACCTTCCACATCCCGCTTGCGAGAGCGCGGTTTTTGTCGGCATCGGAAATAATGCCGCCACACTCTTGACAAGCGTAAACGCAAAGCTCCGCCCGATCTGCCGCATCAAGTCCCGTGTCCTCCCCCGGCCATTTTAACTGTTGAAATTTCAATTCTATATAGGCTCCGCAATGGGGACACGGTATCACATAGTGCTTCTCGATGTCGGCAGACTCCTTCGCTTTCCAGATATGACCTGAGCGAAGGGTGGGCGTGGAACACATATAAATCTTACGATTTATAAATGTCTTTGTTCGTTCACGGGCGAGGCTGATAGGATCTGCCTCTTTCCGTGTCGCCGGAGGATACTTGTCAACCTCGTCGAGGAACAGGTATCTGATCGGCTTTGAAGCAAGCGACGCGGGTGAGTTTGCGCCGCTAATGCTCACATACATATTGTCGAATTGCAGTTCTCCTTTTGAACTCAAACGCTCGTTGAAGTGCTTTTTCAGTTCGGGACTGCTTTTCAACATGGGAATTATTCTGTTTTCGGATGTACTCTCACCGAGGTCATCCGTAGGATATACAATCATTGTCGGTCCGGGATCTTGCGCGATCGCGTGTGCAAGTCGATTGAATATGCACTCGGTGCCGCCGACCTGCGTCGGCTTGACAAATATTGTCTCTTCTATCTCGAAGTCGTTTGCTGTGTCCATTATCTCTTGGAGGTACGGCGTGACGCTGTTGCGCCATTTGCCGGGCATAGCGGACGACTTTACATCGAGAACTCGGTACCGTTCCGACCATTCGCTGACGGTTATATTTTCCGGCGGACGCAGAAATTCGAGCGCGTCCTTTTGGTACTTTGTAATGCTGTATTTCCGAACAGTGAATTTACTTTTCCTCGGCACTCGTTTCGCCTCCTTCACCGTCAACCTTTCCGGCGACGACGAAGGCTCTCAAAATAGAAGTGATCTCATTCGTGAGGTCTTTCTCGATTGCACGAGCTTGGACAGGCTCAACGAATGCGGACACTTGTCCGGCGATCCTTGAAGGGATCGACAACGCGAACTTCTTGAACACAACGAAGAACTTTGCGTAATCAACCTGCACCTCCTCGATTGAGATGTACTCTCCTGTTGCGATTGATGTTTTTATACGGTGCAGTTCTCCTTGGCTCTCTTTCAGTGCGATCTCGGCTTCGAGCTTTTGTTCTCGGAGTTGGGTTTCGCGGCTGTTTTGTTCCTTGCCGTAAGCCTTGTCGGAAAGGTATTTGATATATTGTTGTACTGTGGGTCCGAGGTCGTACCTGCGTCCCTCTTTGGTCTTGATCGTTTGTATAATGCCTTCTTGCGTCAACTGCTGAACGCGTCTGACCGAAACGCCGAACAGCGAGGCAATGACCTCAACGCGATAATACGACGGATTCTGTTCTGTTCCCAAGGTTAACCCCCCCCCCCCGCAAAATTTCTTCTAACGAGATACTTTCGTTATTCACTGATTAAGACCGCCTTTTGCCCTGTGTATTGCTCCCAACGGTCAATGATAACTTGGCAGTATTTCGGATCAAGTTCCATGAGACGAGCAACTCTGCCGTTCTGCGTCGCCGCCATCAATGTGGTGCCGGAGCCGCCGAACAGGTCAAGAACGATGTCTCCGCCCTTGGTGTTGTTCTGCATTTGGTAATCGAATAGTGGGATCGGTTTCATTGTCGGGTGCTCTTTGCTTCGCGTCGGTCTGTCAAAGTTCAAGACGGTCGCCTGTTTGCGATCGCTCGCCCAAAGGTGTCCGGCTCCTTCGTTCCAACCATACAGGCAAGGTTCGTGTTGCCATTGATAGTCTTGCCGTCCGAGAGTAAAGCAGTTCTTCGCCCATATAAGATTCTGCCTGATCTGCCACCCCATATTGCGGCAAGCCGATCTAAACTCGAAAGCCTTTGTGTCGGCATACCAGATATAAAAAACCGCGCCCGGCTTCATGGCCGCAGACGCGTTTTTGAAACAATTTGTGAGGAATTTGATGAACTCATCATCGTCCATATCGTCGTTATCTATGAGCAGACCGTCTGTCCGGCGGTGCCGCTTTTCCATTTCGTAACGACTGCCGCCGTGTCCGAGGGCGACATTGTACGGTGGATCTGTGAGAAGCAGGTCTGCTTGTTCACCGTCCATCAACTTTTCGATGTCGGTCATTTTTGTGCTGTCGCCGCACATCACGCGGTGCTTTCCGAGTTGGTACACCTGACCGCTTTTTACATATGGAGTTTTGATCGCGTCAAGTTTTTCTTCGACATCATAACCGTCGTCCGATGCACTGACTGCGAGTTTTAACCCGCTTATAAGAGCGTCACACTCTTTTTGCGAATAACCCGTTACGGTGGCATCGTAGCCGCCGATCGACAAGCCTTGCAAAAGCAACGCCAGCTTCTCATTATCGGTGCGACCTGTGATTTTATTGAGCGCGACATTGAGTGCCTTCTCGTCGTCCTTGTTGAGATCGACGACCGAACACGGAACCTCGGTGTATCCGAGCGAAGCGGCAACATTAACGCGCTGGTGTCCGCCGATAATGGTCATATCTTTGTTTACGACAACGGGATCGGCAAAGCCGAGCTTTTGAATCGACCGTTTCAGCTTCTCCCATTCCTCATCACCGGGTTTGAGTTGTACTCGCGGGTTGTATTCCGCTGGGTTGAGCAACGCAATCGGTATGATGCGCTGTTCAGGCATTTTTATTTCCATTTTTCGCCCTCCTTCCGGCGATTTACTCGTGCATTTCGGTGTCCCGATTGTCGGCGGCGTAACGAAATGCCGAAAAAATTTTTGATTTCATGTGAAAATTCCCCGCGCCTTCCTCGCCCCGCAAGGCTGACCCCTTCCGGTAGTACCTAATCGGTTTGACTTGGTCTCCGCGAGGCAAGGACGCGAGCCTCACTAAAGAAGGGCGGTGCCTGAAAGGACAAGCAACACCGCCCTCGACGACCATGGAGGGAAGCCGTCAAAGAAAGCACGCTCGGAGCGTGATGCTTCCTTGCGTGCTTTCACATTGTATATTATATCATAGGTATGGTGTACCAAACAAGAACATAACGGTTCAAATCGGTTCATCTTTTTGTTCGGGTATCACTATGCTTTGCAAGGCGGTGCCGTGTATGCGCTTCACCTGTGTGGTAGAGTAGTGCATACGCTCGGCTGTATCTTCCCAAGTAAGGAATAGTATGTACCTGCACCGCAGTACAAATCGTTCGTCGGGATCGCGCACCGCGCCTATACAGTCGTGTATGTTCTTCTGCAGGTGTTCCATGTCCACGATCTCCTGCTGTATTTGACGCTCTAAATCAATGGCTCTCGTGAGGGCGTTTATTTGCGGCGTGTCTCCGCACCACCGTGAACCACCCCCTCCCGAATTGTCGAAACTTCCTCCCGGTATAGAAGATGCCATTTCACGAAGCCTTGCAAGTTCGTCCTTGTGGGACTGTATCATTTCGTTCAACCTATAATTCTGTCGCAAGTATTGCTTCGTTGTCATGGGCTTATACCTCCCTGTAATGGCACCCCTCTGCAAGGTGTTCGTAAATTGGACGCTTCAAATCGAGCGTCTTGATAATGCCCGAAGGTGTGAGGTCGTATCTCTCTGCGACAATCGCCTCAAGCTGTTTATTGAGGTCGGGGAACGGAGTCATAATGCACACGCTCATCGGCTTCGCCTGTCCGATGGCATATGCGATCTGTACCTGCACAAAGTCACATCTGAACTCGCTCAAAAGATCACACGCGATTTTCCGAGCCATATATGCGCCGGATCTGTCGACCTTTGACGGGTCCTTTCCTGAAAATGCGCCTCCACCGACCGCGCAATAACCGCCGTACTGATCGCAGACGATTTTGCGACCTGTCAAGCCGCAGTCTGCGACGGGTCCGCCGATTGTCCATTCTCCGGCGGGGTTTATCGTGATTTCGAGATTTCTGCGAGGCATAATGTCGCCTTCTTCGGCGACCTCATTCACGACCTCCGAAATTAAGCGCATAATGGTCGATTTTACAAATTCAAAATCGCACTTTGCGTTATGGCAAGCGGAAACGAGGATTTTGTGAACCGAGGCAAGGTTAGGATCGGCGTCGAGGTCAACGGTGACTTGTACTTTTGCGTCGCCGAGCAGAATCGCGCGGTCGTTGCTCTCGACAAAGTCCTCAATTTTCTTCGTGAGGCGGTTTGCGAGGTAGAATCCGAAGGGAAGGAGCATGGGCGACTCGTCTGCGGCGAATCCGTACATCATGCCCTGATCTCCGGCACCCTGATCGTCACCCTCTCCGACGCCGGACGCGATTTCCGGCGACTGATTTTCAATGTAGGTCAGAATGTTGCTGACCTTGTAACCGAGTTTGCGGCAGACGCGGCTCGCGATCTCCGCATAATTGACCTTTGCGGTCGTGGTGATTTCTCCGGCGAGAATTACCGTCTCGCCCTTTACCATACACTCACAGGCGACGCGGGCGTTGCTGTCCTGTGCGATGCAAGCGTCGACAACTGCGTCGCTTATTTGGTCGGCGAGCTTGTCGGGGTGGTATTTTGTGATCTGTTCAGTAGAAAAAAGTCTCATGGTTTAATTCCTCGTTTCTTATTTATTGTCTTTGTCGACCTGTTCAACAGCGGCGGCGACCTCCACAAGAAGTGCGGTTGCTTGCATTACATCGATGCCGTATTTTTGAAAAACTTTCATTATTGCGGCACATCTTTTACTGCTGATGTCGTCCCTGTTGTCCATTCCGGCGATCAGCGCGGCATTGATTATTGCCTTAAAGTCAAAGTCAAATTCAACTTTCCCGTTTCCCATTGTCTTGTCCTTTCTGCAGTTGCGTCCAATTGACGCAGTGTTCATCTTCTCCGGCTCTGTACTGCGGACAGGTGCCGGGGTATTCTCTGTGTGTTATTGCTCCGAAACCGCAATTCCCACAATCTCGGCGTGGCTTTTTGTTTTCTTTTCTCCGTTTGAGTGGATATGGCACATGAATAACGGCGATTGACCAGCACACCAACGCGGAGAATAAACCGAAGATCAAAAACACTGTTCCGACGACTATGAGTGCGATTATACCGTCCGTCATTCCTTTTTAGCCTCGCCTTCGAGCCTTTTGTGAAGGCGGTCGATCTTGGCAACGATGGTGTCGCCGACCTGTTTGCGGCAGTCGTGGATAATCATGAGTTGATTTACCATGATGAGAACATCTGCGATCTCTTCCGCAATATCCTTCTTGTGCTGGATCGCGTCGCCGCCTCTGCGTTCCTTCAAAAGTGCTTTTATAAGTTCGCTCATCTCTTCGATGGCAACATCGGTCTGTGCGTCGGCTCCGTAGGTCTTGATTGCTTCTTCGAGGACACTCTTTTCCATGCGGTCGGTTCCTCCGAGGACATTGATCAGGATCGCCAGTGCGTTTCGCAGGTCGTCCCTTGTTGACAGAAGGACGGAATTGTCCGCGACGACCGTCGCCTTGAGGACGCGGTTTTCTCTCGTGAGTGTTTCGTATGTAGACTTCTTGATATACATTCGTTTATTCCTTTCTTTTCCCGAGTGTGCAACCATCAAGGCACTCCGTTCCGATGTCGCAACCGAGCAGGTGGCAAATACCGTGATCCCAATATTCGCACTCCATACAGAAGGTCATTGGCTTTTTGCTCGTCGCCCAATATCCGGCGTCCTGTATGATTTTCTGGACTTCGCTTGCGTAGCACACCACTCTCGCGGTACCTCCGGCGGCGTTGATGGTTTCGATTGTTTTCTTTTGTATGCCGGACACGGTTCCGATAAAAGGTCGCTTTACCTCAAACCCGAAGTAATGTCCGTCAATGATCGCGCATACATCCGGCAGTCCGGCGCGTTGATATACGCCGGAGCCTTCCTTCCAAATGAGCGAGTTTCTATTTATCAGTCCCTTTGCCTTCCAAGATCGAAGTGCCTCAAAAATGTCTTTTTGAAACTCTTTCTCAAGCGGCAGGTTTTCTTTGAGGAAGTCGCCGACGGAACCGCCGACATTCTTCTTTACATATTGAGTGAGTTCGTCTTTGTTGCGAAACTGCTCGAAGAAGGTTACTCTTTGCACTCTGAATCACCGCCGTCTTCTTCGCTGTCCTCGTCGCCGCACTCATCCCATCCGAAGAACTTTCCCATGGCTCTTGCGATGTCATTTAGTAGTTCGGGATTTTTCGCCAGCATCATTTTTGAGAGGGCATCGAGTTTCTTTTCGAGGTCTTTGATCTTCGCGTCCTTTTTCTCGATTAGCATCTCGCTTCTGGCTTGATCGCGGATGAGGTTCCTGTATTCACAGAGCGTGATTGTTACCGTTGCCTCGATCAGCGTGTCTCCGTTTTGGAAGAAGTCGTCCTCGTTGAATGAACTGTATTGATCTGTTTTCAAGTTATCCATAATCACTTGACCTCCTTGGATTGGAAGATTGAAGGATTGAATACGCAAGCGGGCACCGCCGCGCCACCAGTGTAGTCGGCATTGTCGTCGCCATACGCACCAGAGGTGCTCACAATGTACACACCGTATGCGTTGTAAGGGTACGCACTCCCTTCTTCTCCACACCACCACGGCGTGGCAGTCCAAGTCCAGTCGTCATACTTCGGCAGAATATCTCTGTGTTTTCTGCGATCGTCGAAGGTCAGAAGGGATATACAGTCGAGGCTCTTTCCGTATGCGCGGTTGCCATCGACCGAGATCAGGTCGGTTTCGAAGGCGATCAGGTCGTCCTCGTCGAACTCATCCTCCAAAAGTTCGCCATTCATATACTGCCGCAGGGAGGACTTTTTCCAGTCGTTGCAGTTGTCGTTATCAAAGGCTTTTCCTTCGATCAGGATGCGAGTCATTACCGCGAAAATGCCTCCGGCGCGTTCTTCCAAAGCGATGAACTCCTTGCCTCGGTACATAAACCTGTCTCCGCGCTTCGGGAAGGGCGGCTTCTTTGCATCGGCGGCAATCTCCTCCTTGATCTTTGCGAGTTCGTTCTCGATTTTTGTAATTCTGTCTCTGATGGTTTCCATTTTAACAATCTCCTTCTTTGCTTTTATCTAAAGGTAAACACGCACATTTGCAATAACCGATATATTCATCAATGTCGATGAATACGGTGTCGAACTTTCTGTACTTCTTGCAGAAGTCCGGCGAGATATGTACGGGTTCGTCGTATTTGTACAGATTGAAGTAATTTCCATACTGCTTCTCAAATTCCGTCATGGAGTACAGTTCTGCTCGATTCGGGTATTGCGTATAATCGGCATAGCACCGAGGTTCGTCGTCTGCGGTTCGATGCCACCCCCACAGCGTCAGCGGCATTCCGAACTTCCATCTGTATTCGCTGTGCTTGACGCTGATTGCCAAGAAGCGTCTCTCTGATATATTGGTCACCATATGTTCTCCTGTTGGGTTGGTATTTTTTCATTGAGATATTCCGTTACCTCGTCCACCGTCATGTTTCCGACGGGCATATCTCCGAAGTAGTATTCCCACACTTCATTGAACGGTCTTTCGTCGTTCCTCGTTATAAGATGGGCGAACATACCGATCATTTTATTTATTCTTGGAATGTCGCTCGACATATAAACTGCGCGGTCATCCCAATACTCGGACGCTCCGATCTTCCTCGGTGCGTTTCCGTATGCCTCGATCCACTCCGGCAAGCTTTCGTTGATGGCATCGAATATCAGTCCGATATCTGCCGCCGCTTTGATTGCCGCCTGAAGGAGGTCACCCTCTCTGCAAGTCCAAAGGATCAACCCTGCACCGTTTCGTTGTTCTTGCTTTGCGCGGTTTATGGTTTCCCATATCGGCTCTCCTATTTCAGGGAACTTTGATGTGAAGAGACAACCGTCGAAGTCAACCGCGATCGCTCTGCGAATGTTCTCCATCTGCGACCTCCTCTCTCAACCGTTCCTCGATTAAGGGTTTGTATTGTGGGTTGATTTCTATTGCGATGTACTGCCGACCGCATTCCTGCGCCACCATTGCAACGGTACCGCTTCCGGCAAACGGATCGAGTACGATGCCGCCGACGCGACTTCCGGCGAGGACACACGGCTTTACCAAGTCCGGCGGGAAGGTTGCGAAGTGTGCGCCTTTGTATGCTTTCGTCGGGATCGTCCACACATTTCGTTTATTCCGAACATGGACGCCGTTCTTGGTTCTCCATCTTTCGTGCGGCCTCCCTTGTATGTGGTGCGATTGCGGTCTGTTTCCGGGGACAAGCGGATCTTGCTTATATTTTCCGCTTCCTTTGAAGTAGGTGTCTTTTCTGCCGTCTGGACGCGCAGGTTCCTCGATTGCAACCTTGTCGAAGAAGTATTTTCTTTTCTTTGATAAAAGAAAGATGTGTTCGTGGCAACAGGTACACCGATCTTTTACGCTTTCCGGCATGACATTCGGCTTATTCCAAATGATGTTGTTCCGTAGGTACCAGCCGTCCGTCCGAAGCGCGAAGGCAAGCATCCAAGGTATGCCGATTAAATCCTTAACCTTGCATCCTTTGGCGGTTGTCTTGGTCAGGTGTCCGCCGACGATGTTTGCATAGTCGCTCGATTTGCTTTTATCAGTGCTGTGCGTCCCGTCTTTCATTCTGCCTTTACCAGAGCCAGCGTAGCAGTCACCGATAACCACCCACAGCGTTCCGTCTGACTTCAACACTCTTTTTACCTCGCGGAATACCTCGACAAGGCGGTCGATGTATTCTTCCGGCGTCTTTTCAAGTCCGATCTGATTCTCGGACCCATAATCACGAAGGTTGAAGTACGGCGGCGAGGTGATACAGGTGTCAACGCTCTCGTCGTCGATCTGCCGCAATCCGTCAATCGCATCCGCGATGATGATTCTATTCATTTCTTTATTTTGTCCTTTCCGGCAACTGCGGCGGCGGTGCGTTACCACTGTTACCGCTGTTACCACTAATTTTTGATATACCGTGTGTATAGAGCGATTTGTTTTGAAAATCGCTTCAAATCGTCCTCACAGGCGAAGTGTATTTTTTCCGAATTTAGTGGTGCGAGTGGTAACGGACAAATACATACAGTAGTATATTTGTATAAAATACATAGTATATATGTATATAAAAGCCGTTTATATTGCTCATTTTGCACTAAATTTCGCCGAGATCGGCGTTACCACTTTTGTTACCACTTCGTTACCACTATTTGATTTTTTCAAAATAGTGGTAACTAAAACGGCAAATCCTCGTCGCTGTCAAGCTCAACAAAGTTACCACTCGCCCTCGCGTCGTCGTAATAAGTGGTTACGGCTTTCGGCGGTTGTGGTAACAGCATCGCCGCTTTCGCGCTTGCTCGTTCCTCCGGCGGCAAGGCGATGATGCTGTTGTAAAGTTTGACCATTCGCTTCGGTTTGTAGTTGTCTCGGACAACCACGCTGTATCGTACCGTTCCGTCTTGGGTTGATGTCTCGATGATCCCTTGCTCGGCGAGGTATTTGAGCGTCTTTCGGACGCTGAACCCCGCGTCGGTGAGTGCCTTGTTCAGGATCGAAGGCAATATATATGTAACCTTCTGCCCGTTCTCGTTCTCGAAGCGACCGTATCTGACGATATTGCTGTCCGTGTCGCCTATAAAACTGCGGCTATTGCTGACGATCCAGTCGTCGACAAACTCCGTTGCGCTCTCGTTTACATCGCGGACTGCGTTCTCGGCGTTCATCTTGACCATAATCTGCGTCATAGACCGCGCACGAGCCTCCGCGTCGCTTCGTGCGGCTCCAAAGAACCACTCGTCCACTAATGCGTCGGTGGTTGCGATCGCGGCAATTCCGGCGGCGTGGTTGCCGTTCTTGCCGTTGTTTTGATCGTAGACATAATCGAGCATTGATGCGAACCTTGTGCGAATCTCGTCGTCGCCGAGTTCAATAATCTTTTTGATGAACTCGATCCCTGCCCAACCACAGTTGTCGCAAGCAGTCTGGTGCATAAGTCCGGCGGCGCGTTCGTCGTCAAATGGGGGTCCGTATATCTCAAGCACACGGGTGCTTACGCCAGTCTGTGAGGTTTCGGTTGTGATCGGCTCTTCGCCTGTCGCAAGGATTACAGTGCGCCATGTTTGCATGGCTTGAAGTCCGCCTGTTTTGCTTCCGCGAACCTTACCTGTGCCACTCGCCAGCATATATACGATTTTTTCAAGTGCGCTCTGATTGTTTCCGGCAAGCTGTCTCTCGTCGATTCCGAGAGGGAGGTCGCAGTAGAAACCCGCCATGCGCTCCAAGGCAACCTGTGTCGCATTGAAGTTGACCATTAACCGTTCGGGATCGCCCCATACCGACAATGCCGCTTTGAGTGCGGCTGATTTACCGCCCTTTGAGCCGCCCCAGTTGTATACGAAAAATATTCTCTGTCGCACTATACGGAGAAGCGGAGCCGTGAACGATGCGGCAAGGATGAAGCGGAAGCGGTCGCGGTTTCTATGCGGTGCGATCATCGCCTTCCAAGCCTCAAAGGTTCCGTTCTGGCAGTATGCCGACGCCCATCCGCGAAGGCTCGGTTCAATATCAAGAACAACACTCGGTGCCAACCCCGGCAAAAAGGTCTTTGCTGACTGCCACCCGAAGGTGGATGCGCTGTCTGACTTCTCGATGATGTCAATGTTCTCGGCTTCGAGTTTTTCAAGGAAACGCACCACATATTTGGCGTTCTCGGAGGTTATTGTGCATCCGAGGTCTGCCAAGCAGATGATGCCTCTGCTCTGAAAAATAGTCGATCTCGGCTGAATGGTCGAATGCCATTCGCCGTCGCGCTTGAAAGCAACCTCGATCTTCTCGTCACCTGTTTCCATGCTTCGCAGTCGCTTTGTGATTATGATCGGTGTTCTGCATACCACCTGCGGCTGTGCGGTTTTCTCGTCGATGATGCTGATGCCTTTCTCCGAGTATATCCACCCCTCCGGCTGTCGGAGCAGTACGGGTGCGCCCTGAATCGCCGACGGTATCGCTTCCTCGACTCTTGATATATCGATGCGCTCGGCGGCTTCCATAGAGGACATCACCTTGTCCCTTGCGTCGTCTTTGCCATATTTGATGAGCAGGTCTGACGGGTCCTTTACATCGTGATCCTTGCAAGACCACCTGTACACCTCGCCGCCGTACTCTCCGTCGTGCAGTTTTTGAAGCATCTGCGTCAGGAAGGTTTGACCGCCGTTGTCCGGCTCGACATGGATATATACAGCGTCGATCCCTTTCAGCTTTGCGCACCATTCGGGACGGAAGGTTGTTGCACCGGGAACTCCGAGCGCGGGTATTCCGAGAAATGTAAGCGTCTGCGTGTCGCTTTCTCCCTCGACCAGAACGACCTTGTGTTCAATATCTCTTATGTATTTGAGATTCTGTTCGCCGTAAAACATCAACTTTCCGGCAGATCCGTATGACCACTTGAAGCGTTGCGCCGAGGTGCCTTTCTTGTATCGCTTCCTGAACAAGATCGCTTTTCCGAACTCATCCATATATGGAATGCGGATGTAAGGAAGGTTGTCCTTTTTCTCGAAGCCATTTGCAAGACCGAACTTTTCCTTCAGCCAATCGGCGGGGAGCCGCTTCTCGGCGGCATATTCCTCGACCGTGTAAGTAGGTGTCGGCATTGAAATGTGGTATTTTTCGAGAATTTCCTTGTATGCCTCCTTCGTGTCGATGTTGCGAGTGTTCGCGTAGAAGGTGAGGAAATTGCCCTCGGCACCGCAGGAGAAGCACTTGTATTTACCATTCTCAAGGTTCACCGAGAAACTGGCATTTTTGTCCTGATGGAACGGACACAAGCCTGTCAGCGTATGCCCGGAAACCTTCGGCTTTTGCACAATCGCCGAATACTCTGCTCGGTAATCAACGATCTTGTCTATGTCAATTGCGTTTTCCATCGTTCCTCCTTCAGGCGGTCGGCGCGAACCGACCGCCGTTGCTAATTGAAATTTTAGGTGAGGAGGCAACGATCAGTTGAAGGGCAGTTCTTCGTCGTCTTTGAGTTCCACGAAGTTCGCGGTTTCTGCTGTTACATTTGACAGGACTGCGGTTGACCTTGTAATTGTCTTGATTGCCTCGGTGATCGGCTTGATTGTCTCGCACTCGGCGGGCGTCAGATCCTCGACCTTGGTAAAAACTGCGACGCTGTAATCGCTGTTGCTGTTCGCGCTGTGTTCCTTTTTCAAGGTAACCTTGGTGAGTACCTGATACGGACGCTTGCCGCGAATGACGATCTTCTTGCCGAGGTAGTTCTTCCAGCCGCCAATCGATGTGGGGGGAAGTACAAGGATCACAGGGACGGGGTTGCCGGACTGCAGGATATATACGCGGTGCATATTCTTGCAAGCCTTGCCGACGCCGTTCTTGCCGGAGCCGAACTGATTACGAGGGCAGGTGGCGCAGTCGCAAACCTCGCCCTGCGCAGTGATGCCCGTCTTACCGTCCGAGCTTGAGCAGTCGGGAACGCTGTTGCCGCCTTCGGAAACATCCTGCATCCAGAAGGCGTTTACTGCGTGGTGATCGACTACAATGCCGATGATCTGCTTCTGCACATCGGGTTCGTCCTCTTTCTCGCCGGGGATCTCAAAGGCAAGTCCGCCGCCAGCGGGGATTTTGACAATGTCAAACGGGATCGCTCCGAGACCGTCCATCTCTTCTTCGATGATCTCTCGGATGTCTGCGGAGAAGGGTACAAGTTCGAACTTATTTTTCTCCAATACGGTCAACGCGGTGGTGTTTTCGGTGTTACTCATGATCATTCATCCTTTCGGTATTTTTATTTTTAGCCGCCTGTGCGACTTGGGGTTTCTTTCTGCGGTTCAGCAGGTTGCTGAAGAAGGTTGCCAGCGCGCTTCTCTTATGTACATAGGAGTTGGTGCGGACATAGGCTTTGCGGCTCATCGAACCGAATGTCTGTCTTTTGAATTGCTCCGATCGGTGGGAGCGTTTTGCGTGGTTTCTTGCACTGCTCATTTGGTGTTCTCCTTTTCATCGTGCCGCTTTGGTGTCGCGGCGTTTCTGGACATCCATGTACTCGAATACATTGATGACCTCTGCGTATTCAGGCGGCAAATCGCCGTCGTTTTCTTTGGCAACCTCGCTCATTGCGCCCTGTAGGGTTTGAGCATTGACGGTTTCCTTGATGAGGTCGCCAAGTCCGTTCTCTCGAAGGATCTCGAACAACTCCTCGTCGGCACCTGCCTTTTTCGAGTATCGTACCTTATTCTGCAGAATGTAGGTGAACCCGCTTCGGCTGATCTTCGGCGTTTCCGCTTCGAGCATCCTCTCGGCAAGTAGTGTGCGGCACTCCTCGATTGCCGCGTTGTTTTGCTTGACCTGCTCCGCAAGGTCGTCCTTGTGGTCAAGGAGATTGCGGTACCTGTCAATCAGGGTTAAGATTTCGTCCATAGTATCTATGTCCTTTCGTTATATTTCCAAGCGGCAAGCCGCATTGGTTCAGGTAAAGTATTCGCGCCAGTTGTCCACCAGCGACTTTGCGAGGTCGTCTTTCTTCTGAATAGCCTTGAGGACTTGCTCGTCCACCGACTTGGCGACCATCAGGTGTATGTATGTGCAAGGCGAGTGTTGTCCGATCCTGTGTATTCGGGCGGTCGCTTGCTGATATGAGGCATAGTTGAAGTCCATCGAGTAGAATACTGCGATGCTTGCCGCATGGAGCGTGATGCCGAGTCCGGCGGTCTGTATCTGCGCGAGAAACACGGTGGTTCGTGCATTATTTTGAAAATCATGCACGATCTCGCTCCGGCTCTTGATGTCCTTTCCCGTGGCTCGGTCAACCTTGTGTTCCATCGGTGTCCGTCCGTCGATAACTCCGAAAGCGATGTTCTTCTTTCGGAGTGCGGCGGTGATGAGGTCGATTTCTGAAGTGAACCGAGCGAATACAACCACCTTCTGATCTGCGTCCCGACAGTCCTCGACGATCTCCATCAACGCTTCCAGCTTTGCGGAATTGACGTGTTCTGGCTCGGTGGTATCGTCGAGCCGCAAGAAGCCGCCTGTAAGCTGTTGAAGCCGGAGTAGTTTGGTGAGTACCGTCGGTGCGGTAACCTCGCCACCGTTGGCGAGTTCGGCGTAACTGTCGCGCTTGAGTTGATCGTAGACCTTGCGATCCGCATCGTTGAGTTGAACATATCTGTTCTCGAATGTCTGTTCCGGCAGGTCAAGTGCCTCTGCCTTGGTTACGCGGTATGCGACCGAGTGTTCCTTTTGGATGAGTTCGTCCATCTCGCGGTACCCGACAATTTGATGCTTGTCAAAGCCGCCCATAATCGCGTACCTGTTGCGGAAGGCGTAAAAGTTCTGACCGAATACCGAGGAATCAAGGAACCGATATTGTGAGTAGATGTCGATTGCGTTGTTCTGTACCGGGGTGCCGGAAAGAATGAGCTTGTACGGTGTTGTGTCTCCGAGCTTGTGAAGTGCCTTGCTCTGTGCCGCATCGTGTGTCTTGATGCGCTGACTTTCGTCAGCGATGATCAGGTCAGGTTTCCAAGTAGCAAGTGCCTCGAAGATGCCCTCTCGCCAAGTGCTTTCATAGTTGATCACCGCCATTTGCAGATAACTCTTCGGTGCTTTGGAGAGGGTTTCGAGTGCGGCGAGGCGGTGCTTTTTGTCACCGAGCAGGGCGGCGGTTTCAAACTCGAAGTCCGCCATTTCCTCCATCTCCTTCGGCCACACGCCGACGACCGAGGAAGGCGCGACCACCAGAACCTTTTTAACCTTGCCGTATTTCCAAAGACCGCCCATCACCGCCATTGCGGTGAGTGTCTTGCCGCAACCCATCTCAAAAAGCAGTCCGAAGCCTTTACCGCCGCCGTCCGGCGTTGCTGTGAAGTCCTCTTTGTCGGGGTTGTACCCGAAAGTGATGAGTGCCATGTTTGCACCGCGTATTTGGTGCTTGAATAGATTTGCTTTGACAGGGTAATCAATAAGCGGTTCGGGGTTCTCTCGGTTCCGTTCGCCGGAAACCCAGTCCTCGATCTGCTTCAGCCGCAGTCGTTCTTTTTCGATGTGATCCGGCAGTCCGAAGATCGCCTTAATGCGGTTCAAAAGCGCGAGGTTCATTCGCCCTCGGAGTGCTTGTTCGGATCGCACCCAGCGCATTGCATTCCAAGATTTGATACACTGGTATTGATCGCTTGTGACCTGCTGAATTACGATGTCACCTTTGTTGATCGTTATGTTCAATGTCCGTCAACTCCTTTCATTCTGTATATGGATCGGGGAGTGTCCACTCGAAGTATTCTGTGCCTCTCCACTCGACCGTGAAATAATTGTGGGTACCGTCGCCGACGAAGTACACATACTCCTTCGGGAGTGTGCGACCGACATTTGTGTCGCCCGCTTTCTCGCGGTGCCAGCGCGTCAGCACATCTCGTGCGAGATCCGCGAGGCTTTCCGTTACAGGGTGATTTGGGTTGTAACCAGTGAATTGGTTTTCCTTTGTGATAACTCCCTCGATCGTGTCAGGGAAGTATCTGAACTCGCTATCAACGCGGTTCAAGATGCACCATACAACCGCCGCTTGCTCGGCGCGACTCTTAACGCCTCGGCACTCGCCCCATAGGGTTTTGGCGATCAGTTCAACCTCTCGCTCGTCGGGCTTCCATGCCGCCGCTGGTGGCGCGGTTTCCGGCGCTGTGGCGTTGTTTTGCGTGTGGGCGGGTTCTCGGTCGGGCGTATTCGTTGCCGCCTGTGTGGGCGTTCCTGTGCCCTCTGCGGCGGTGCTTCCGTCCGGCGCATTTGCCGCATCGCTTATTGCGATTATGGCGTTGACGCATAGTGCGAATAGAATGATGAGCATTGCGATCATTGCCGCCGCCTTTATCGTCCGCCGTCTTTGCTTGCGGCGCATATATTCGCGCCTTCTCCTGTATTGCTCGTTTGTCATGTCCTTTGCTCCTTTTTTCTTTTGGTCTGCCATCGCGCCTTCATCCTTGCGGATGACTCTTCGCGGTGCCAGCAACCGCAACTTTTCTGTCGGCTATACGAATAAGCAAAGTGGTCTTTGCGGAGCGTCACCCGGTTTCCGCAGTCGCATCGGCATACCCAATAACTCCGTTTGTGTTCTGTATGTGAGAATGCGATCACCTGAAGCCTTCCGTATTTGTTGCCCGTTATATCAATCACACCGCGTGGCATCTTTTAACCTTTCTCGGCTCCGAGTATGTTTTCAAGAACTCGTTGTACTCTTTCTCGATGCCCGGCTGTCTGAACAGAAGCCGGACGCTGTCGTCGAGAACCCTGCAAGCCGTGTCGAACTCGGCGTCGGGAATTTCCGAAGAATCGATGCGTGTTGTTTTTTGTGCGTCCATTTCAGTCCTCCTTGTTCTTGTTTACGCAACATCTACCGCAAAAAAAATCGCGGGATCGATCCCGAAGGTCTCGCAGATCGTGCGCTGTTCCGAGATGTAGAAGTCGCTTTCACCGTTGATCTTGAGCATGACCGTCGCTTCCGTGGTGTGAATTACATTGGCGATGTCCTTGTATGTAATTCCCATCGCGGCGAGAGTGCGCTTGAACTTAATATAGGGTGCGTGTTTTTTCATTGATATATCCTCCTTTATTATTCGTGTGTCCAATAGTTGCCGATGCACCGCGAGGTGCTGTTCCATATATCATTGACCTTTCCGTCAACAATTGCGACAATGTGGTGTGCTCCGATCTTGGCTACAAAGCGTCCTTCTGGGTGAGCTTTACAGAAGTCCTTGCCTGTGAACTTCGTATTGTCTGCTTTGCGCGGTTGTTTGTGCTTCACCCACCCCTTGCTCTTCAGGTATAGGTCAAATCCCTCTTTGCAGGTCCCGCAATAGCCAGTCTTGCATTGCTGTTCCGCGAGTTCCATAACAACCTGATTGTACGGAAGCTCAAGCGCGGTGCAGATTGCCCTTGCAACACAATCTCCTGTGATTTTGTTTTTAGGGTTTGCGTTGAAATAGGAAAATGTGTCAGTGTCGGGGTATCTTTCTTTTCTGTTCATAATGAACTCCTTTCTATGTTGGAGGGCGGCGGTACCGCCCTCCGCTTTGTATCTATCAGAAGTTGTAATCGTAGAACTCGTGTCTTCCAATTCCGAGCGTTATTGTTCCGTCGGAACCTGCTTGCCAGCGTCCGTTCTTTTCTGACCAGTGGAATACAGTGATCGATCCTTTTTTGTCCCTCTCGTATGTGTATGTCTGCTGGTCTTGATTTGTGCAGTGTCCGGCAAATCCGCCCTCAACCCACTCCGGCTTGAAGTTCGGATCGAGCGTCGCTTTGTCTTGCTGTACCGTCAGCGTCTTCGCGGTTCGCTTTATTACGGTGCAAGCGTGGCGGTCGCTGTACAGTCTGATCGTTGCCCCGTCGCCGACTTCCATCTCAAGATACTGCGCCTTGCGGAGTTCCCACTTCAAGGCGTCGATCTTGCGGTTGAGTTCTCGTCCGCAGGTGTTGTAAAAGTTGTTCCAGTTGACTTCGTAGTTCGGACTGCATACTCCGCCGGGCTGATCGTTGACCATTCGGCTGCAAGCCTCCTCGTATTCGCGCTCCGTTGCCTCGATCTGCTTCTGTATCATCTCTGATTTTTTCATTGTGTTTTGTCCTTTCTGTTGTCGGCGCGTTGCCGTCGTTCTTGTTTACGCCTACATTATAACTCTTCAAAAGGATTTTGTCAATAGGTTTTTCGATATTTCATTAAAATATTTTTGTGTAAGGCATTGATTTATTTTTGTTTAAGTGGTATAATGGAAGCAACGAAGGTTGTCAGGAGGTTTTTGTTTATGAAAACAAGACGATGTGATATAAGCGTATTTAGTCAGCGACTTCGCCAACTGCGCGAGGAACGCGGTCTTTCTATGGACGCATTTTGCGAAAAGTACAACGAGATGAAGGGATCTCGTCTCTCCAAGAGTACGGTTTCTCGGTGGGAGAACGGCTCCCAAGAGCCAATGCTTTCAACTGTTGCGTCCCTCGCGGATTTCTTCGGCGTTGCACCGACATATCTGATCGGCAACAGCGACGACCGCAACTGCACCGCATCGAACATTCAGAACAGCGCGGTTGTGCAAGGCAACAAGGCAACGACGCTGATCGTCCGCAACGGCGGCGTACACGAGCGCGAGCTTTCCGATCAGACCGCAGAACTCATCCGAATATTTGAATCGCTCGATGTTCGAGGTCAGACGCTTATGCTTTCCTTTGCTTATGAAATGGAAACACAGCACAAGAAGGAAACGGAGGAAGAGTGATGGGGTTCTTCGGGTTCAAGAAAAAGGAACCGACGAACATCGGCTCTCCTTTGAGAGGTTATATGAACATGGCTTTGTATTCTGTGGTCGGCACGAACCCAACAACAGGACGCCAAAAGACGGTCAAGGCTCCGGCAATCAATGCAGACGCCGCGTTGAGGTCAAGCGGTCTTGTATCGGCGATGGTAACCGAAGTCGCGTGGGAACCCGCGACGGATCGGCAGATTGCCTATGCCAAGAAGTGTGGCATCAAGGTTCCGAAGAATGCGACAATGGACGACGCTTCTGCTTTGCTTACCCGGTGTGAGGATGGTGAGGTTGACGGCGTTCCGGCAGACCTTGTGCTTGCGGCAGCACAGCGCGGCGTTGCCATGTCTTACTTCGTAGGACGGACGCAGTACAACTATATGATGAGCAAGGCACCCGAAAAGGAGGACGATAATGAGTAAGGCGAAAAAACCTGCCACCGTTCCGACCTACGAAAAAGGCGTGATATATGCCCGGTACTCGTCTGGCGGTCAGCGCGACGAGAGTATCGAGGGACAGCTCCGCGAGTGCCACGCCTATGCTGAACGGTACGGCATACACATCGTCGGGGAGTATTGCGATCCGGCGTTGACGGGTACCAACGACCGACGCCCGGAGTTTCAGCGGATGATCCGAGACAGCGCAAAGGGACAGTTCACGGTCGTTATCATTTGGAAGATCGACCGATTTGCTCGGTCGAAGTATGACAGCGCGATATACAAACAGAAACTCAAAGCGAACGGCGTAAGGGTGCTGTATGCCAAGGAGAGCATTCCCGAAGGACCCGAAGGAATTATATTTGAATCTATAATGGAAGGGTATGCGGAATATTACTCCGCGAACCTCTCTCAAAATGTGAAGCGAGGAATGTATGAATCCGCATTGAAGCGGCAGACGCTCGGTCAGTATGTTTTCGGTCTGCAGAAGGCGGCTGACGGTACTTGGGAGCATAACCCCGCCGAAGCACCGATTGTGCGCCGCATATTCGAAGAGTACGCCGCCGGACGACCTGCGGTAGACATATACAAGCAACTCAACGCGGAGGGCATACGGACAAAAACAGGCGGTCTGTTCAACAAGAGTTCGCTCCGGCGCATCCTTCAGAACGAGAAGTATGTCGGCGTGTATGAGTACGCAGATATTCGGGACGAACACGGCATTCCTCCGATCGTTGACCGAGAGTTGTTTGATAAGGTACAAAAGATGGTTAAATTACACCACGAGAAGCCAGCCGCAAAGAAGATCGAGGGCGGCTTCCTTCTGACGTCAAAACTGTTCTGCGGTCACTGCGGTGCGCCTATGACAGGCGACGGCGGTACCAGCAAGACGGGACGAGTATATTCGTATTACACCTGCAACAATCGCCGTCTGAAGAAGTGTGACAAGGAACGCGCTCCGAAGGAGTGGATCGAGGACATTGTCGTTCAGGCACTTGCCAATATTGCGAACAATGACGAGATGATCGAAACCTTTGCTGATCGCTTCATGGAGTGGCAAGAAAAGAAACAGAAGTCCTCGATCGTGGCGACGCTGGACGAAAGGCTCAAAAAAATAGAAGCCGCCATCAGAAACACCTTGTCGGTGATTGACAGCGGCTTTGTAACCGATAGTTTGAAAACGCACCTCATGGAGTTGGAGTCCGAGAGGTTGTCCGTGGAGCAAGGGAAAGCGAAGGCTCTGCTCGACGAGCCGGAGTTGAAACGGTCGCAGATCGTGTTCTTCTTGCGGCGGTTCAGGAATGCGGACACGAGCGATATAAAATGGAGAATATACCTCGTCGAAACATTCCTGAAGGCGGCGTATCTGTACGACGATGGGCGGTTGCTGTTACACCTGAATTACTCCGGCGACGGTAATGCGGTAACGGTGCAGGTGGCAGAGAGCGTGGTGCAGAAGGGCGAACCTATGTGTTCAAATTTCGCGCCGCCCTCCCCGCCAAAGCAAAGGGTGCCTATGGCACCCTTTTTGCGTTGGCGGAGCGAGATTCGAACCTCGAACCGCGCAGCGGTGAGAGAGGGAGATTTTGAACGCGCTGCCTGTGGCAGATAAAGCGTTCAAAATCGAGTCGCAGCAACTTGGATTTTGCCGACCGAGCTCCATAGGGCGAGGGAAAGCAAAATCCTTAGTTGCAAGGGTGCAAGCAAGCAAAGCTTGCGCGAAAATCTCTCCTTCTCCGCCAAAGCAAAGGGTGCCTATGGCACCCTTTTTGCTTACAAAATGAAAAGGCTCCTACCTTAATGACGAGACCCCATAACGAAGGTTTCAAAAACAAGTGGTAAAGACAATCGATACAGTATATCGCAAATAATAATTTGAATGGAGATACTGTAATGAAAACATTGTATGAAACACTTGCTGGAAGCTATCGTGAAAAAAACGGGCGTCTTATATCGGAAATGAAACTGCCCGAACAAACCAATTATCAAATTGGCAAGTACGGGCAGTTTTATCTTGACTATATTAAGAATCACCGTCGCGGAAGATATACCACTCTGCTGACCGAAGGCACATTGAACGCTCGGTTGCACGAGATCGACCTTGACGCAAATGAGATGCTTGATACCATCATACCCCGCCTTGCTGCCGAAAGAGGTATTGACGAGGATTTGAAAGCTCGCGATATGCTCCGTTGGGTTGCTGAGATGAATAACATCAAGGCAAATGCGGAAGAAATCGTTTTGCGGGAGGTGGTATTGGTATGAAGTCGATTATCAATGAACTGTGGCACGGAAACATCATACCTCAAGAGGACAGTCGAACCAACTCCCCACAGATGAAGGAACTCCTCGGATATATGTCAAGGCATCACGAGGACTTGGAAAAAAGCTTTTCTGACGAACAGAAAGAAATTTTTGAAAAGTTCCACGATTGTTGGAGCGAATACATGAGCCTCGCCGAAGCAGCCATTTTCGAATATGCTTTTAAGCTTGGTGCAAAGTTTATGTTAGAAAGTCTAACCGATCATAATTGATTCCAATAGCATGGATGCGGCGTGAGAAATCATACCGCATCCTTTGCTTTTTTCATGTACTCCTTCAACCGCTTCAAGAAGTTGCAATGTTTTGCTAAAAGGTTAGAATCTATTGTTGCAAAAAGAAAGTGTTTGTGATATAATAAAACAGTAATTATTAACGCTTTGACACTTAAGAGGTATAGATATGGGTATCAGCTATAAAAAACTATGGGT